CCCTCGGGAAGGCGATTGATTATGGCCTGGAGGTCGGACGCTTCACTCCCATACGCCAATTTTCGAATTGGCGCAAGGGCGGGGGAGTCCCTGCATTTATGCAAGGAGTCTTCAAGCGTGTTTTCGACCAAGGTAGTGGTGTGCTCCTGGATGAACCTCTCCCTGAAGCAGTAAGGTTACTGCGACAGGTGACGTTCATGTGCTATAAGTTGTCGCTTGACTATCAGAAAGAACAAATCAATCGAGTCATCGATTCCTTTGTTCAGTCTGAAGCCGATCTAAGCGTGCAAGTGCTTGGATCTGGAGGGGCTAATCACCTCTTCAATGCTTCAACTCTCGCGTATGATGTCTTTTCCAATTTCGATTGGAGAGACATAACGCCTCGGCACGGACCCGGAGCAGTAGCGACTGGTGAAAAGGGTTTAGAGAAGTGGGTTTTCTCACGACTCTACAACTCTATTCATCAGGTGTATCCCTACTACGATTATTTCGTAGCAGGGTCGAGTAGAGAGATCCTAGATCGCTCGGAATGGTACAAGAATCTCAGTCGCCTTCAAGAAGGCTCTGCGAAAGTTGTACTCGTTCCGAAAGATTCTCGAGGTCCTCGCTTAATCTCTTCTGAGCCCCTTGAATTTCAATGGATTCAGCAGGGATTAGGCAGGAAAATAATGTCACATCTAGAAAGCTTTTGGCTGACTAGAGGCAACATTAACTTCACAAAGCAATCCATCAATCAAGAATTAGCACGCTCATCGTCTATGACGAGACAGTTTGCTACTATTGATTTGAAGGACGCCAGTGACCTCGTCTCCCTTCATGTGGTTGAAAAGATCTTTGGTAACATCGATCTTATTCGTCCACTTAAAGGGTGTAGGACGACATCTACTGTGCTCCCAGACGGACGTTTAGTCCGTTTGAAGAAGTTTGCCCCGATGGGATCAGCTTTATGCTTTCCTATTGAGGCATTCGTCTTTTGGAGCATTTGCAGTAGTGCCGTTTCTCTCGCTCGTAAACTTCCGCTACACGACGCGGGAAAGCTTGTATACGTCTATGGCGACGACATAATCGTTCCCACAGATTGTATTCAGGCTTGCAAGGATGCCTTAGTTTCTATTGGCCTTCGGGTCAATGATACCAAGACATTCTCACAAGGGCATTTCCGGGAGTCATGTGGCGTTGACGCCTTTCTCGGCGTCGATGTTACTCCCTTCCGGTTACGCACTTTGTGGAGTGAGCAACCTAGTGATGGCTCTGCCTACTCAGCGTACGTTGCTCTCGGGAACGCAACCGAGGTCGGCTATCCGCTGGTTAGTGACCTTATTTGGAAACGTGTAAAGTCCGTATACGGCAATGTGCCGTACGGACTCTACAATAGCCCGTTTCCTTGTCGGGTCGTGACCTCCTTCATGAGAGCTGAGCTCCTTAATATGGAGCGGTTCAAATGTCGTGTCAACAGAGATTACCAGAAGCTCGAATTCCTCATACCAAAGGTAATTCCTCGGTATGAGAAAGCCGGATTCGACGACTGGCCAAGATTGCTCAAGGACTTAGTGTCCCCATGCAACGATGACCCATCACGAATCGTTGTCCCAC